CGCCGCAGCGGAGCGCGAGGTCGTTGGGATGCGCAGGGTTGTGCCGGGGGTGGCATTTTCTTTGGATGGCCCATCCGAAATTCCAATTACACTCCCCGCAACCGCCGAGGCCAAAGAGTGGGAAGGGTGGGGCACAGCCCTCAAGCCCGCCCATGAGCCGATCTGTGTGGCGCGTAAGCCCCTTTCCGAAAAGACCGTGGCTGAGAATGTCCTGAAGTGGGGGACCGGTGCCGTGAATATTGACGGGTGCCGGATTGAAACTAACCCTGAGTTAGATGACTCGCGTCTTGGTGGAAAGGGAACCTGGAATACCGGTAAAATGGCCAAGAATGTTTATGAGGGGGGGTATTCAGGAGAAACAGTTGGTTCATCCTCTCTTGGCCGCTGGCCCGCCAACTTCATTCACGATGGTTCCGATGAGGTTGTGAGTTTGTTTCCAAATACTACAAGTGGCAAACTCATTAGGGAAAATATCAAGGCAAAAAACAAAATCTACGGTGATAGACCAAAAAATTTGACTGGTGAATATGAAACCAACTCCGGTTCAGCCGCCCGCTTCTTCTACACGGCCAAGACTTCCAAGTCTGAGAGGAACACCGGGGGTGTTGTCAATTCCCATCCTACGGTCAAGCCTAAGGCTCTGATGGCCTATCTGTGTCGCTTGGTAACTCCCCCAGGTGGAACGGTCTTAGACCCCTTCATGGGTTCTGGTTCAACCGGACTTGCCGCCCTTGAAGAAGGGTTTGAGTTCATCGGTATTGAGCGTGAAAAAGAATATTTTGAGATAGCCGAAAAACGGATTGGTTCGGTACTAAATAAGATCACGAAGCTACAAGATGAGGCCCTGCCATTATGAACAAAACCCCCGCCGATGATATTTGGAAAGACGAACCTATGTCCTATGATGTTTATATTGAAACGAGATTAGATGAGGTATTGAATAAACCTTCGGTCCCTCCCCCAGTAGAACTCACAAAATTTAACGAAGACCAATACTTGGATGAAATCCGGGATTACTTAGCGGGCACTTATAAGGCCCACTATGCGACCGGAGAAGTTCAAGCCTTTGAGCTTATTGACTCGGCTGGATTAGCCGAGGGTTTCACCATGGGCTCAGTAATCAAATACGCCTCCCGATATGGAAAGAAGAACGGACACAATAGAAAAGACCTACTCAAGATTATTCATTACGCCCTATTACAACTCTGGGTTCACGATAGAACGAAAGGAAACACCTAATGGCTAAAGCCCCCAAGAAAGCTACTAAGAAACCCCTTCGGGCTCTCAAGCCTGTCAAGCGGAAGCCCGCCGCCAAGAAAACAACCAAGAAGACTGCCGCCAAGGATTTGTCGGTCTATATCCTTCTGGATCGTTCCGGTTCTATGCAGAGCTTATGGGATGAAGCCCTTTCGTCTATCAACACCTATGTCCATGAGCTAGAAGGCCCCACGAAAGCCACCATGGCTGTTTTTGATTCCGGGGGTTACGATGTGGTTCGGGATACTACAGCCGCCACATGGAAGGATGTGACCAATACAGACGCCCATCCGCGCGGAATGACCCCTCTGTATGACTCTGCCGGTAAGATGCTTGACCGGATGTATGCCGATAACCCCAAGAGTGGGGTGTTTGTCGTGATGACAGACGGCTATGAAAACGCTTCCAGCGAATATACCCGCACCACCATTCTCTCCCGTATTGAAGCTGCCAAGAAAGATAAGAACTGGCAGGTTATCTTCCTTGGGGCTGAGTTCAACGATGTTGGCGCTGTGTCGTCGTCACTCGGTGTTGGCAAGGGTCAGACCGTCAATATGACGACGGGCAACATGGGGGCCACCATGCGTGGCCTTGCGACCTACACCACCAGTTATGCTGCGACCGCCACCCCTATGAGCTTTACCGATGAAGATCGTGTCACCGCAGGAGAAATCAAAAAGAATACTGTGACTTCAAAATAAGAAAAGGATACTGAATGGTCAAGGACGTGAAAAAAGAGGTGAAACAACCAGAAAAACAGCCAGAACAAGCCCCTCAAATTGAAATCAAGATACCGATTGACGAACTGCGGAAGCGCAAATTGTTTCTCGCGACTCCGATGTATGGTGGAAATTGTGGTGGAATGTATGCTCGGTCTGTAGCCGACCTATCGGCTGCTTGTGTTCACTACGGGATTCAGATGCAGATGTATTTTCTGTTCAACGAGTCCCTAATTACCAGAGCCCGAAACTATTGTTGTGATGAGTTCATGCGGTCAGACTGCACCCACATGATCTTTATTGACTCCGATATCGGATTCAACCCTCAGGATGTGATAGCCATGTTGGCTATTCAGGATGATAACTCGCCTTACGATATCATCGGTGCCCCTTATCCTAAGAAGTGCATCTCTTGGGAGAAGATCAAGATGGCCGTTGACAAGGGCTTTGGGGATGAGAATCCAAATGACCTTGAGAAGTTCGTAGGAGACTATGTGTTCAACCCGAAGTCGGGAACCAATCAGATTCCTATTCACCAGCCGGTGGAAGTTCTGGAAATTGGCACGGGCTTTATGATGTTTACAAAGAAAGTATTGAACACTTTTATTGAGAAGTTTCCCCACTTCCACTACAAGCCTGACCATGTGAGAACAGAACATTTTGACGGCTCCCGTGAGATTATGACCTACTTTGATTGTATTATTGAACGTGGTTATGACATAGGCGATCTACAGAACCTTGCCCGTGATCTCAAAGACGGCAAGCTGTCTATTGAAGATGCTCAGAAGGCTGCTGCTGAGTTGCTTGGACGGGAAGAAAAGTCCTCTAAGCGGTATCTCTCAGAAGACTACAAGTTCTGTCAGGATGCCCAGCGGGCCGGTCTAAAGATTTGGCTCTGCCCATGGATGAAGACCCAGCATGTGGGCACTTATGTCTTTGGTGGTTCTCTGATTGACCTTGCTGCTCTTGGTGCCGCCGCTACTGCGGATATTGATCAGCTAAATAAGATCAAGGCGTCGGACAAATCCCGGCGTGAGAAAGTCGCATAAGGAGAGTGAAAATGCCGTTATGGAAGTCGCTAAAGGAATGGTTCAACCCATCAGTTCCAGCCGCCGCAGCCCCTAAAAAGGCTAAAGCCAAACCAAAACCAAAGCCCCCGGTTAAGAAAAAGCCAAAGGCTCCTGCTAAGGCTGTCAAAAAGCCTGTAGAAAAAACTCCGCCTATTGAGGTTGCCGAAATCAAGGTAGATGGAAAACATGCTGTAAAAAAGCCAAGGAAATCAAAGGCTTCCGTTGACAAATCGGTAGATTCTGTTATAGTGGAGATTAAAGAAGAAGGTAAATAATGAGGTGATTTTATATAATGATTATTACGACGAAGACTTTGAATATTCTAAAGAACTTTAATACGATCAATCCTTCAATACGATTTTTGCCCGGTAATGTGTTGCGCACCATGTCCCCTTTGCAGTCTGTTTTGGCAGAAGCAAAGTTGGACATGGATGTGCCTACCAAGTTTTGTATTTCAGACATTTCACAATTCCTGAATACTCTTGGCCTATTTGATGACCCCCATATTGAAGTAAATTCAACTCAACTCAATATTTCGGATTCCAAATCGCAGGTCGTTTATATCTGTGCGGCGGAACGACAAATCATCATTCCCCCGGATGATAATATCCTCATGCCTGAGGTGCCCACCGTTCAGTTTTCCCTCACCAACGCCGACTTTCAACAGATGGTTCGGGGTATGGCGATCTTGGGGCTTCCTGAGGTGGCTATCGTGGGTGATGGGGAGAACCTGTATATCCAGGGGATTGACTCCGAGGGTAAGACAAAGAACTCCTACCGGACTCACATCGGTTCAACCGACAAAGAATACAAGCTCGTCTTCAAGCCTGAGAACTTGCGCCTGATGCCTCTGGATTATGAAGTCCGGGTGTCACGGGTGAAGAACAACGCCATCGTTGCTCACTTCCAAGGCAAAGAAGAAGATGTTCAGTATTGGGTGGCGGTTTCTAAGGATTCCAAGCTGTGAAACCTGATGAACATGAGTTTTATCATCCACAATCCATCAATTCTATCATAGAAAAGACATATGTTTGTCAAGATGTTTCCCGTGCTTGTTTTTGGGGAATGTTGAGAAGACTTGGATTGTCTGATATACTAAGGGATAGTTTTTCAAAGAAACTGTATCCAAGCCCGAATACAAATTCTCTAGTCGGGAGAAAGAGGGCACAGTTTTTTTACAAATGAATGATCTATTCTACACCCACAAAGACCTTTACCAGATGCCGTATGAATGGATTACAGCATATGTGAGTGTTATGTTTTGGCATGTGAATCGTCAGTTGATTTATGATATTGTGAAAGTGAAAATACATGAGTGTGAACGAGAATCCTTTATGGTTTGAACGCTACCGTCCGAAGACCGTAGCCGACACGATCCTCCCCAAAGAACTAAAAACTACCTTTCAAGCCTTTGTTGATCAGAAGTCTATTCCCAACCTTCTCTTGGTCGGGCGTCCGGGTGTGGGTAAGACCACGATAGCCCGCGCCATGCTGGAAGAAATCGGCTGTGAATACATCGTCATCAACGGCTCTCTGAAGGGCAATATTGATACCCTCCGAAACGATCTCCTGTCCTATGCCACCTCTATGTCCATCGTAGCTGGTGGCCGTAAGTATGTGATCTTGGATGAGGCAGATTACCTCAATCCCAACTCCACCCAGCCCGCCCTTCGGAACTTCATGGAGGAATATTCGGAAAACTGTGGGTTCATCCTCACGGCCAACTACAAAAACAAGATCATCGCCCCTCTGTCCGAGTCGCGGTGTTCGGTTATTGAGTTCAAGATTCCCAACGAGGAAAAGCCCGTCTTGGCGGCTCAATTCTATAAACGGGCTGTGGCCATCCTTCACCAAGAGAAGATCACCTTTGACCCCCCGGTGGTCGCCCAGCTTATCCAGAAATACTTTCCTGACCTTCGGCGTATCCTGAATGAACTTCAGCGATATTCTGTCACAGGCAAGATTGATAGTGGCATCTTGGCCTCTTTCAACGAAACTAGCTTGAAAACGGTGGTGGGCTTTATGAAGGACAAGAATTTCACCGATATCCGCAAGTGGATAGCCGAAAATACCGATATGGAGCCGGTAGAGCTATACCACAATCTCTATGAACATGCTTCCACCTTGGTGGCCCCTAAGTCCCTACCCGTCTTAATTTTGATTTTGGCGAAGTATCAATATCAGGATTCATTTGCCTTGGACAAACAGATAAACACCGCTGCTTGCCTATTGGAGATCATGGCCGAGGTTCAATTCAAGTGATTTATAAATAGGATAAAGGTTGTGGAGGAGTTCTTGCCCAAATGATAAAAAATCTCGTCAATTGGATGTTAGGTAAGAAAGAAGAAGTGAGCTTATGCGGGGTCTGTGGTGGCCAGCTTGACGAGGACTACGGTGAAATCAAATACAAGGCCGCTTTAGAAGAAGACCCGGCTACTATACCAGTTTGTTCAACCTGTATTGAATACCTTGAAATGGAACACCAGAGATTTGTCAAAACCTCTGATGATTGGAAAAAGCATGAGGAATTATGAACGTATTTGATTATATCAAGTCTTTCAATAATCACCAGTATATAGACGATCTCTCAGAGTACAATTCCTTTGTGATAAATAAGGGATTGAGCTTTGGTGTAGACACCATATTGTATGGTAATGAAATGAACCTTAATTCGTTTCTGAGTCCCAAGATGCAATATGAT